TAATGAGTGATAAAGTATGGGTAAAGGTTGACTGCATTGCGCAGCATAAAGTAAGTTACATGGTTCAGGCTCCAAAGGATCATCCTGAATATGCTCTTGATGATGTCACTATGGAAACTGCCAAAGAATTTTCTCAGACATATCTTGGCGAAACTATTTTCAGCCATCGTGTTGTTTCTGAGGCAGAAGCACTTGATATTTGCGATATTGAAAATGATTATCTTAAGGATTGGACAGATGAACAAAAGATTAATAATCTGTTTACCAAAGAAGGTGAAAAGAGGGAATATTAATGTTTATATTTGACGTAGAAACTTTGGGTGTTGAATCAAACGCAGTTATCCTTTCAGCTGCATTGATTCAATTCGATCCAGAGAAGCGTCCAACATATCAAGACTTGCTGGATAATGCTTGCTTTGTTAAGTTGAATGCAAAAGATCAAGCGAAACGTCTTGGGCGAACTGTGGATGTTGGAACACTTGAGTGGTGGTCCAATCAACATGAGTATACTCGTAGCGTATCGTTTGATTCTCAGCCAACTGATATGTATGCAGAAGATGCAATTAAAGAATTGCATAACTATATGAACAAGTTCATTAATGCAAATGGCCAGACTATGTGGGCAAGAGGATCGCTTGACCAAATGGCAATTGATTCGCTTGCTAAAAAACTTGACATGCAACCAATTACAGGGTATAATATGTGGAGGGACGTTAGAACTGCTGTTGATTTAATGAGCGGTGGAACTAATGGTTATTGTGATGTGAACCATCCTCTATTTGAAAGAGCCCAAGTTATTAAACACCACCCTGTTCATGACTGTGCTCTTGATGCTATGATGTTAATGTATGGAAAGTCTTAATGGAATTTTATACTTCGGTGCATCCGATTGGAGATCGAATCTTCATTCGTGGTGTTGAGAATGGTAAGCGATACCAACGCAAACTAGACTTCTCTCCTACTCTCTATGTAACTTCAAAGAAACCCTCCAAGTGGAAGACACTGGAGGGATCATTCGTTGATGAAGTGAATCCTGGATCTATTAAAGACACTAGAGAATTCATTAAACGATACGAGGGTGTTCAAGGGTTTGATGTTTACGGTAACTCAAACTATGCGTATCAATACATCAGTGACAACTATTCGCATGATGTCAACTGGGATATGGAACAGATTAAAGTGTTCACCATTGACATTGAAACCTCAACAGAAAATGGTTTCCCTGATATCAAATCTGCCAATGAAGAGATTCTGTTAATCACTGTCAAAGAACTATCAACTAAACGCATCATTACTTTCGGCAGTAAGACTTATGTCAATCCACGTGAAGATGTAATCTATGTTAATTGTAAAGATGAGCAAGCACTACTTACTCAATTCCTAGAGTTTTGGTCCAAGAGTCATCCCGATGTTATTACTGGTTGGAATACTGACTTCTTCGACATGCCATATCTAATTCGTAGGATTGAGCGTGAACTTGGTGATGGTGAATCCAACAAACTAAGCCCATGGGGTTATGTGAATGAGCGCAAGACTTTCATCAAAGGTAGTGAAGAGATTCACTACGATATCGTTGGTATTGCTCAACTAGATTATCTTGAACTGTATAAGAAATATACATATTCTAAACAAGAAAGTTATCGCCTTGACTATATCGCTGAACAAGAACTTGGTGATAAGAAGAAAGTAAATCCAGGCGAATCGTTCAAAGATTTCTATACTAATCACTGGCAAGAATTCGTTGACTACAACATACATGACGTAGAGTTAGTTGACAAACTCGAAGATAAGATGCGTTTGATTGAGTTGCATCTAACCATGGCGTATAATGCCAAGATTAATTTCGAAGATGTTTACTCGCAGGTTCGTATGTGGGATACGATTATCTACAATCACTTACGTAAAAAAGGTATCGTTGTTCCAGCAAAGTCTTACTCTGGTAAAGATTCTCAGTTTGAAGGTGCTTATGTTAAAGATCCTATTATTGGTCTTCATAAATGGATGGCTTCCTTTGACTTGAACTCATTGTATCCTCACTTGATTATGCAGTATAACATTAGTCCTGAGACTTTGACTTCTGAAAAGATTAGCGTCACTGTTGACAAACTACTCAATCAAGAGATTGATACTACATATGTTAAGCAACGAGATCTTGCGCTAACTGCCAATGGTTGGACTTATACCAAAGAGTTTAAAGGGTTCATGCCTGAACTTATGGAACAGATGTATAAGAATCGTTCTAAGTTTAAGAAACAGATGCTTGTCATTCAACAAGAGTATGAGAAAGATAAGACTAAGAAACACTTGCTCAAAGATATCTCTCGCTTGAATAACCTGCAGATGGCTATGAAGATTGCGTTGAACTCTGCTTACGGTGCTATGGGTAATCAGTACTTCCGATACTTTGATATTCGTATGGCTGAGGGTATTACTACGTCAGGTCAGTTATCTATTCGTTGGATGGCAAACAAGTTAAATGCATTCATGAATAAAACTCTCAAGACTGAGGGTAAAGATTATGTAGTTGCTATTGATACTGACTCAATCTACCTTACTCTTGAAACTCTAGTTGAAAAGATGTGTGAAGGTAAAACTGATGAGCAGAAGATTAAGTTTATGGACAAAATCTGTGAAGATGTTTTCCAACCATTCATTGATAGTGGTTATCAAGAACTTGCTGATTATATGAATGCATATAGTCAGAAGATGCAGATGAAGCGTGAGGTTCTGGCTGACAAAGGTATCTGGACTGCGAAGAAAAGATACATTCTTAATGTGCATAACTCTGAAGGTGTTCAGTATGAGAAACCTAAGATCAAAGTTATGGGTCTTGAGATGGTCAAGTCCTCTACTCCTGCGGTTATTCGTGATAAATTGCGAGATTCGATTGAGGTTATTCTTAAAGGTAATCAAGCCGATCTTCAGAACTACATCATGGACTTTAGAAAAGAGTTTGATAAACTTCCAGTTGAGGAGATTGCGTTTCCTCGTAGTGTGAATGGTATGAAACAATACGCTGGTTCGCCTATCTATTCTAAGGGAACACCAATTCATGTTCGTGGTGCATTATTGTTTAATCACTACACTAAGAAAATGGGACTTGACAAAAAGTATCAACCAATTCGTGATGGTGATAAAATTAGATTTGTCTATGTTCGTAAACCTAATAAATTCCAAGAAGATGTTATTGCGTTTAGTCAAGAGTTGCCACCAGAGTTTGAATTGCACTCCTACATAGATTATGACAAGATGTTTGAAAAGGTATTTACTGATGCTCTTCAAATTATTATTGGTTCGCTTGGTTGGTCCACTTCCGAGCAAAGTTCATTAGAGGATTTCTTTGGCTAATATTTTTTATTATTTAAATAAAGTTGATAGTTACCAACCAGTACTTTCTGTTGATAATTTGTTTACAGAAGAAGAACTCAACAAATTGCACTTGCAATTAAAAACTATAAGCATACAAGCTGCAATAGTTGGGGCAACTGAGATAACTAATAACGATGAATTTGAAAAAAAACGATTGTCTACCCATGCGGTAAGAAAATCTAATGTTAGTTTTCTTGATGGTCCCAGTTGGTGTTGGTTATGTGATAAATTATCAATTGCAATTAATCACGTAAACCTAACAAATTACAATAAATTGTTATATGGTATTGAACCATTACAATATACTGAGTATGATTCTAAATACAATGGTTTTTATAAACCACATACTGATGATGATCTTAATACGCGAAATCCTCTTGTTCGATCATTATCCTTTACGGTTCAGTTATCCAGAGAAGATGAATATGTAGGTGGAGATGTTTTGATTTACTATAATGGTAATACTATGACTGCAAATAAGAAGTATGGCGCAATTACTTTTTTTGATTCAACTATACTTCATGAAGTAACGCCAGTAACTTCTGGTTTTCGTAAAAGTTTAGTTGGATGGATAATTGGACCAAGAGTATGAGTAATATCCGTATCATTAAAACTGGAATTAATGTTTCAAAGATTGTGAAACAATTGAAACAATACCCAGCAGATTGGGGTTCTCAGAAGAACATGGAGAATGTAGGTTCTCTAGTTGATAGAGGGTTTGTTGATTTACCAGTAGATGCATTACAATTAGTAATGGGTGGTGTACAAAAAGCAGAAGACTTCGTTGGTGACAGTGAGATTTGTATTCCAACTCCTGCTATCGATCACCATACTGAAGTTGTAAGTTTTATGAAACGCAATTTCAAGAAGTTTAGTCGTTGTGGATTCCTTTCACTTCCAGTTGGAGGTCATGTTGGGTTGCACATTGACGAAGGAACTTACTATCTTACACGAGATCGTTATCATCTATCCATTTTAGGAAGATATAGATATTTTGTAGGCGATGAGTATGTAGACATTGAACCTGGAACATTACTTTGGTTCAACAATAAGTTAAAGCATGGAACTGAAAACACTGGCGATTGCACAAGGATTACATTTGTCTTTGATGTTCCACATTCGAAAAATAATCCATAGGAGAATATATGAAAGTTTTGAAATTTTACGCAGACTGGTGCGGTCCATGCAAAGGACTAAGCATGGTTATTGCAGGTGCTGGTGATAAGATCACAGTACCTATTAATGAAGTTAATATTGATGATGAACTTATGACATCAGTTGAGTATGGTGTTCGTTCTGTTCCTACTATGATTCTTATTGATGAGAATGGTACTGAATTGAAACGACACGTTGGTACATTAAATGAAGAGCAATTGCTCACTTTCCTAAAGGTATAACATGGCAAGCATCCTAGACAAAATTAAAAAGAATTCCACTATCAAAGACTCTGCGATTCTTTCTGAATCAAAGTTCTTTAAGAAGAAGGATATGATTCCTACTTCTGTTCCAATTATCAACGTAGCCCTTTCGGGTCGCCTTGATGGTGGACTTACTCCAGGTATTACTATGTGGGCTGGTCCATCGAAACACTTTAAAACTGCTTTCAGCTTATTGATGGCAAAATCTTACTTGGACAAATATCCAGATGCTGCTTTACTTTTTTACGATTCTGAGTTCGGTACTCCTCAGTCTTACTTTGATACTTTCGGGATTGACACATCCAGAGTTGTTCATACTCCACTTACCGATGTAGAACAATTGAAGTTTGACATCATGCAACAACTATTTGAGGTTGAGCGTGGTGATCACCTAATTATTGTTATTGACTCAATTGGTAATCTGGCTTCTAAGAAAGAAGTTGATGATGCCATGGAAGGTAAGTCTGTTGGTGATATGACTCGAGCAAAACAACTAAAGAGTTTGTTCCGTATGGTTACACCACATCTGAACTTAAAAGATATTCCATTGGTAGTTGTCAATCATACCTACATGGAAATTGGTATGTTCCCCAAAGCAATCGTTGGTGGTGGCACTGGTGCAATGTATTCTGCAGATAACGTATACATTCTTGGTCGTCAGCAAGAGAAAGAAGGAACAGAGATTGTAGGTTACAACTTTATTATCAACGTAGAGAAGAGTCGATATGTTAAAGAAAAATCTAAGATACCTGTTAGCGTATCTTTCGATGGTGGTCTTAGTAAGTGGTCTGGTTTACTTGATGTTGCTTTGGAATCTGGACATGTCATCAAACCTTCCAATGGTTGGTATCAAAAGGTAAACAAAGAAACTGGCGAGATTGATGACAAGAAATACCGTGTCAAAGACACAGACACAAAAGAGTTTTGGTTGTCAATTCTTACAAGCAAATCTTTCTACGATTTTATCAAGAACAAATATTCAATTGGTCAAGGTGAAGTAATGATGCGTGATGACCTTGATGATGCACTTGAGGCTCTAGAATTCGATGAGTGAACATCTTGCGAAACCTCCATTCGTTGTAGTTGAGAATCGCAAAACAGGAGTTGACGCAATAAAGTTGACTTCTGGACCGTATTCAGGTATAATTTATACTTACGGTAAGGTGAAGTTTGATGAACAAGATGATGGTACTTGCAAACTTTGCTTTGAGTATGAGGTTCTAGAAAATGAACAAGAGTATGTTGCTGAAGAGTTTGAACACTACATCGGCGACTTACTTCAGTTTATTATGATGGACCAACTACAGAAAAATAATATTACTTACACTGGCGGAACTGAATGAGAATTGAAACAAAGATTTTAAGTAATCTTGTATATGATGAACAGTATTGTCGTAAAGTAATTCCCTTTATCAGAACTGATTATTTCTCTGAACGAAAAGAAGCAATCCTTTCTAAGATTATTGTGGAGTTCTTTACCAAGTATAACAAACCATTAACAAAAGAGATCCTATCAATTGAGGTAGGAAATCGAACTGATATCAACGACAAAGAACTTGCTGAGATTAATAGTTATGTTGACACAATGACTCATGAGGAAGTTAATGAGTCATGGATGTTGGAACAAACAGAAAAGTTCTGTAAAGATAAGGCAGTCTATAATGCAATTCTACACTCGATCCGAATCATTGATGGCGGAGATAAAGTTAACACCAAAGATTCCATTCCTTCTATCCTTTCTGATGCTCTTGCCATCTCTTTCGATAATCACGTTGGTCATGATTACATCGAAGACTCAGATGCTCGTTATGACTACTATCACCGAGTTGAAGAAAAGGTTCCATTCGACCTAGACATGTTCAACAAAATCACCAAAGGTGGTTTGTCTAAGAAAACCCTTAACATTGTTTTGGCTGGTACTGGTGTTGGTAAGTCTTTGTTTATGTGTCACGTTGCAGCTGGAGTATTGACTCAAGGTAAGAACGTGCTTTACATTACTATGGAAATGGCTGAGGAACGTATCGCTGAACGTATCGATGCGAATTTGTTGAACCTTACCATGGATGAGTTGAAGGTAATTGATAAAGATATCTTTGATAATCGTATCAAGAAGATCTCTAGCAAGACGCAAGGTAAATTAATCGTCAAGGAATATCCAACTGCTGGCGCACATGCTGGTCACTTTAGAGCATTGCTTGAAGAGTTGAAGTTGAAGCGTGAGTTCCTACCTGATATTATCTTTATTGACTATTTGAATATCTGCGCAAGTCAGCGAATGAAGCAAGGTGGAAGTATTAACTCTTATACATATATTAAGTCCATCGCTGAAGAGTTACGTGGTTTGGCAGTAGAATATAATGTTCCGATTGTTTCAGCCACACAAACTACTCGTAGTGGATTTACAAATAGCGATCCAGGTTTGGAAGATACTTCTGAATCATTTGGATTACCTGCCACTGCTGACTTAATGTTTGCGTTAGTTTCAAATGAAGAACTTGAACAGTTGAATCAAATTATTGTGAAGCAATTAAAGAATCGTTATAACGATCCTAGTTATTATAAGAGATTTGTTATTGGTGTTGATAGAGCAAAGATGAAGTTATATGATGTTGAAGCGTCTGCTCAAGTAGGATTGTCTGATGCTGGACAAGTTCAAGATGATGTACCTATGTTTGATAAGAGCGAATTTGGTAAACGACAAAAAGCAGAAGCATTCAGTGGGTTTAAGTTTTAGGAGAAAAATATGGTTAAGGTAATTGTAGCTGAGCAAAAACATAATTGTGAACATCTTCTTGGTAAGTTTGTTGACGAAACAAATTATGATCATCTTATTGAAGAAGATACTGATGTTTATATGCCACCACAAATGGGTGAAGATCCAATTTCAGAGAAACGAATTGTATTAAAGTTTCGTAAAAATTATTTTAGTAAAGAACAACAAGACAATGCATATGTCGGACTTAGAGAAGCAGCTATTCGCACAGAGAATCGTGGACTTGCTTCTGGTATCAAAGATGGCATTCTTGCCACAACTGAAGGTCGTGAGTGGGTAACAAACTATCAACAAGAAATGATGGAGTCTTTGTTAAAGAATCGTAACTCATCACTTGATGAAGAAGATGTAATTGATACTATTCGTGCCAAGTACCCTACTGAAACTGATAAGCGTATGGCTGGTGGTAGTGGTAAAAACAACGTATGGGTTATTTCTCGTTTCCGTGGAAGTAAGTTTGATTTTGAAGCATGGTTAGATACTATCAAACCACTTGGTCGTCAGAATCGCGCAGAAGCATGTGAAGATGTTATGGAAATGATCAGCACAACTACCTATGGTACTGCAGTAAACTCTGGCATTGCTGGTTGGTTCGATCGTTATCCACGTATTCCATATGGTCGTGCCACTTCATATACTCGTGACAACTTTGATAAATTTAAAATGTCATATCCATTCCTACAGAATCTTTCTGATGGATTTAAGAATCTTCTACCTGAACGCTATGCAGCACAAATGGCTGCAGCAAATAAACTAGATCCACGATTCCTAGTACCTGGAACTCCATTCACAACAGTCACTGTTAACAAAACATTTAGAACTGCAGCACACAGAGATGCTGGTGATTTGAATGAAGGTTTATCTAATCTGCTAACACTATCCAATGATGGTCGTTACACTGGTGGTTATTTAATTGCGCCTGAGTATCGTGTGGCAGTAAATGTTCGTCCAGGAGATTTGCTTCTGATTAACAACCACGAAGTTATGCATGGTAATACACCAATCGTTTGTGAAGAAGGTTCTGAGCGTGTATCATTGGTAGTTTATTTCCGTGAGAAAATGTTAGAACTTGGCTCACATGAATATGAAGACACTCGTTATAACTTTGTTGAATCCCGTAGAACTAATAAAGAACATCCACTATGGAAACCACTATGGAATGGTGTATCTGAATCTATGTGGGATAGTCAAGAGTGGTATGATTATCTTGAATCTAAATTGGGTCAAGAAGAACTACTCAAGTATCATCCAGAAGCCAATGCTTCTTCACTAGAAAGTTTCTTCTGATGTGTTCAGTCATTGGTGCTTTGATTCAGAATCCTACTGCCAAGGATTTTGAAACTATCCGTAAAGTATTCCTTGAGTCAAAGATTCGAGGAATGCATGCCACAGGTATGTCTGTTGTCTACAATGGTAAGGTTCTAACATTCAAAGAGCCAGTTCCTGCTGATAGATTTGTTCATTTAGATAATTTAGAGGAGATGGTTAATGATGACGGTAATCTTTACCTTATTGGTCATTGTAGATATAGCACTAGCGATCTATTGTATAACCAGCCGATAGCGAATGATGACCACTCTATTGTTCACAATGGGGTTATCACTCAAGAGTTATCAGAGAACTGGGATAAGTTATTCAACTACAAATGTGAAACTAAGAATGACTCTGAATTAGTATTACATTCTGGTTCACCTCTTGAAGAATATCCAGATGCATCAATGGCAGTTTGTGAACTTACTGCTGATAAGAAACTCCTTGCATATCGTAATGGTAAGCGTCCATTATACTTGACTTCTTTAGTGAATGGAGTTATAATTACTTCAACTGCAGATATCCCTAAGCGTGCAGGTATTAAAATGCCAGCTGTTGAAGTGCCAATGAATACATATCTTACATTTGATGAGCGCATGACAATGAATGTTGAAGTTGTTCAAACAACAAAAACTGATTTACAGAAAGTAGATTATGAAACTCAAACCATATCCAACTGATAAATTTACTTACGGAATGGAAATAGAGTGGGGTGATGTTCCTCGCTCTTTTTCAATTCCAGAACATCTCGGTACTTGGGAATATTCAGAGCGAGATATTATTAATCTAAGAGAGCCATATCAATATGTCTGCGCTGACCCACTTGGTATCGATCCTCCATTCGGTGGTGAGATCAACACGAAACCGACTAGAACTTGGGAAGAACAAGTTGATCGGTATTTTGAACTTCAAAAACTATTCACGGACAATGGCACTCCACCTACAATTGGTGCTACTGCTCATACACACATTCATTGCCGTGTGCCTAATCTACGTGATGATATCGATGCACTGAAGCGTCTAACCAAATACATTAAAGAAAACCAACACGATACTGTAGAGAACGTGTATGGTTACTTTGAGCACAATCAAATGAAAGGTGCCAAAGGCGCAAAGATGTATTTGAAGTTTGATGGTGGTCGCACTCTTCCAGATTACATGGCAGATAACATCATCAATCTAGCAACAGACTTTCCTTCATTCATTAAGATGCATGCTGCAGGTAAAGATGGAGTGTCAATGGGTCGCCCATTCCGATACGCTATTAATATGTACGCATTGAAGCATATCGATACGGTAGAGTTTAGATTATTCCGTGGTACAATGGATAGAACTCAACTAGAATCCTGCTTTAGATTTGTTCAAGATTTTCTTGATGCTGCGCTAAATGATGGGCAAAGTGTCCTTGAATTAATTTCAAACAATAACTATAATTTCCCTCCAATGATTTGGGATCTCAATCAGTTTATTGGTTGGGAGAAAACTAAGCATCCAGAAGATCGTGGAGAAAAGGTAAGGACTTATGTTGAAGTTGTCTAAGTGTTCTCGTGCTGATTTTGTTTCAGCAATAAGCACTGACAAAGAAGATAACTTCGCCAAGACATTTGTTGCCAAAGCTGATATGCAAGACCAATGGGATTATTGCATTGGCGCATTCGATGGTAATGATTTAACTGCTGCAATTATTACCACAATCTCAAAGACCAAACCTCACGTTGCTAACCTTCAACTAATTCACACTTTCGTAAAACATAGGGGTAAAGGTTCGGCTCGATTGCTCTGTGAGGATTCCTTAATACGAGCCAAAGCCAATGGCGCAAGTTACTTCAGGGTATCCTCTGAGAAGTCCGCAGTGGGCTTCTACGAGCGTCTTGGGTTTAAGTTTTGGGGAGCCCAAAAGAGTGGATGCTCCCTATCCGTGTTTAGAATAGGGGGAAATACCTTCTTAGAGGGCGACTACGACCTCTCCGACACGACTATCAATAAAGCGGTCAACCGTAAGGGTAAGGGGGGTTGTACGACCCTCTACGACCTTGCTAAGAGCCAAATAGGGGTCAAATTAGATGGGTTTTGAGTCAAATATCGCTTTACTTTTATTCGGATTTAAGGTATAATAATTAGATGGATTATAGACTCTCAGAGAACAATCGAGAAGCGTTCATCCGCTGGTACGCATGGTCATTAAAATATGATGATTGTGACCCAGCTGTTTGGTGCACGAACTATCTCAACAAACGCTACGAGCATAATGACGAACAACGTCTTTGGCTCGCTTGGCTTTACGGTAACACTTATCAACTACCAACTGCTTGGGTATTGATGAATGAGTTTCCTGATTATGAATTAGCAACAGTTGATCGAATCACGCAGTGGAATACTACAAACTACAAACGACTACGTTACCAAACTGATACAAAGTGGAACAAGGGGCATCTGCCTGCCATGTTTGCTTCATATCAACAGTTTATTGGTGGTAGATCACAACGAGAAAGAATGGAAGGGTTTTATGGAGACAATGAAGAGGCAAACTTTGATAACCTGTGGGAAAGCGTTAAGTCTGGGCTGCATAAGTTTGGTCGCTATTCCACTTGGTTTTATCTTCAGCATCTTAAGCATACCGCTGGTATTCGCATCAGCCCTACTAGTCTCATGCTGGATGATTACGATGGCTCTCGTTCTCATCGTAATGGATTACTTTGCGCCATTGGCAGACATGACGATATGGATAGAAAACTCACTAGTCAAGAGTATGCAACTCTTGAGCACGAAGCCAAATCTATACTCACAGAAACGAAACATAGATTCCCAGATTTGGAAACGCAAATAGATTTCTTTACAATGGAAACTTGTTTGTGTTCATTCAAGAAAATATTTAGAGCGCATCATGGACGTTACCTTGGGTACTACTTAGATCGTCAAGCTGAAGAGATTATCAAAGCTGAATGTGATGGTTGGTATGGTATTGATTGGGATGTTCTTTGGCAAGCAAGAGATGAAACTATTGACTTACGCCTAGACAATAAAAGAGGAATTGATAAAGAAAAGTTTCCTGCATTTATAAATTCAGGTAAAATAGAAAACTTAAATTGGATGTTTGATGATGAACAAGAAGTCTTAATTGGACTAGACAATTTCTAATGGCGCAATGTATTATATTAACTGGCGGAACTCACACTAACCCCAATCAACCACATATCCAAAGAAATTTGGGTGCGTATAGAGTAGCATCTGCGCTACAGCAAGAAGGGTATTCTACTTTTGTTTTAGATTATATTATTCATATGTCTGTAGAAGAAATAAAAACTGCATTGAGTAAACATCTTTCTGAAGAAACATTATGGGTTGGTTTTTCTTCTACGTTTTTCTGGAGTAATAATAGCAATTCTTTTTTACAAACTCAAAAAGAAAGAATGTACTATACTTCATTAGATGACATTGAATCTATTATTAAATACATAAAAGATAATAGCAAAGCCAAACTAATATACGGTGGCGGTAAAGCACCATACTTCCAAGCGGATGAAAATATTGATTATTATGTTATTGGTTATGCTGATACTTCTATTATAGAATTAACAAAGCATATTCAAACTGGTTCAGAAATTAAATTAAAATATGTTAATGACACACAGATAGTAGAATCTACTAATTTTGATGAACCAAAAATGGATAACATTAAAACTAATTGGAAAGACCAATACGTTATTCATAAAGAAGGTTTACCAATGGAACTTGCAAGAGGATGCATCTTTAAATGTAAATTCTGTTCATATCCATTGCTTGGTAAAAAGAAAGGGACATATCTTAGAGATCCTTCTGAAATTAAAGATGAGATGATTCAGAATTGGGAACTGTATGGCACTGAATCATATTATATGACAGATGATACATTTAATGATGATAACGATAAGATCGATTCTCTACATAAGATAATTACTGAATTGCCATTCAAATTAAAATTCAGCGCATATCTTAGAGTTGATTTGATACACAAATATCCTCACCAAGCCACTCTATTAAAAGAGATGGGATTGATTGGAACTTATTTTGGTTTGGAAACTATTCAACCAAATAGTGCTAAATCTATTGGTAAAGGTTTACATCCTTCTAAGGTTAAAGATAGATTATATTGGTTGGCAGAAGAATGGAAAGATTCTGTAAATATTGGCGCAGGATTTATCTTAGGATTACCACACGATACTGAATCATACTTTGAAGAATTAATTTCTTGGTGCATGGAATCTAATAATCCACTGCAACATATATCATTTTATCCATTATACTTATTCCCAAGAAAGTCTGATCACGATCTTGCTGCATATACTTCAGAGTTTAGTTTAAAGCCAGAGATTTATGGATATGAGTTTAATGATAAAACTAATTGGATGAATTGGACCCTGCAACAACAAAACCTAAGTTACGAAAAATGTAATTTGATTGCCAACAAATTTAATAGTATAATTACTCCTAGGAATAAAGTTGCTGAATTTCAGATGATTACAAATTTAAATATTGGCATTGATATTAACGATTTGTATAAACATACAATGATTGAGTTAAATCAAAAGTATGATATACCAAAAATGAATTCTATACGTATAGATGAATATAAACAATTGATTGGAGTTTTATAATGGCAATGACTAAATCGCAGATGACTGGACTTACTGGTGCTATGTATGAAGATGCAGGTGGTTGTATTACAATAGCAACTTCACCTCATGTTACTATTGGTCATGGAAGCACAATTACTACTACATCTGGTGGAACTGGTAGTATCTCACCAATGCGCACTCCAGCTGAAGTTATTTTAGATCGTTATCAATTAAATGAGATAACTGTTCAGCATAGAGTTCAAGAGTTTGAACTTATGAAACTACGTGAAAGTAATGTAGATTATGCTACTGAGATTAAACATAATCTAGCAAAGCATGCTTCAGAAGAAGTTACTAATAAAATGACCTTTACTAAGAAAACTGAAATAGATAGTGACACACATTCATTCCGTGGACGAGTTTGGGTCTTTAGTAAAGAAGAACTGATTAAAATGATTGAGGAAATTAGAAATGGCATTTAATGAAAATGTAGGTGTAGTTGACACCATTAATGTACAAAGGATTACTAACCCTATGAAGACCAGAAAGATTATCGCAGTTGGTGGTTCGCCTGGAACTGGCAAGACTACTTTGTTCCGTAAGTTTATGGAAGATAAAACATGGCTAGAAGTTTCCCCTGCTAAGTTGGTAAATGCTTCTTATAATACCGAACGAGATCTATACGTTCTAGGTAAGTATGAGGAAGGCGAAGTATTCGCTGGGACTGACCGACTATCCATGGCAGTTCAACCACCTCTTCAAGAATGGGTCGCTTCTCATAATTGCAATATCCTTTTCGAAGGAGATCGGGTTTTTAATCAGTCATTCCTAGAGTTCTGTATGGGTCTCCCAAATACTCAGTTAGAAGTGGTATTCCTAAAGGCTCCAAAAGATATTTTGGAACAACGCTATAAAGCACGTGGATCCGACCAATCTGAGCAATTCCTACGTGGAAGAGAAACTAAATATAGTAATCTGATGTCTAATTTTGACTTGATGCCATATATTACTGAGTTTGCAAACACTAACTTAGAGGAGCAGGAGAAGGTTCTTGCATTTATTGAGAAGCAGTTTATTTAAGCAAGTATCTTCTGGGAACCATGAATTTCCTAGAGAATGTAACTTACGACTGGATGGACTTACTCAATTTTGATGAGCGTCCATTTAGAGCAAAACTCATTCCAGCAAAAGTATGGAGAGATCTAGATCTCTATGTAAATGATAAAGATGGCTTATCTAATTATGTTAAAAAATGGCGAACCAAAATAGAGTGGAAGAAAGAGAAGTCTAAAGCAAAGTGGACTGAAAACTACGTGGCGATTGGTGGGGAATATGATCCAGACAAACGTCAATGTTCTCTTCATATCTATACTGAAAAGTTTAACACATTCCCATTCACCCAAACCTCTTGGGCATCATTCAAGATGCGTTTAATGCAAACTTTGATGCATGAGCTGATTCACTTCATGCAGTTCAACAGACGTGGTGATGAGTGGAGCACTTACGTAGTTCCATATAAGAAAGTAGGAATCGCCAAGAAGGATGAACAGAGAGCATACCTTTCTGAGTTCGATGAGATACAAGCATATGCGCATTGTGTGTATCTAGATTTTAAAATGCGCAGACCAAAGGTAGATATTAGCGTCCTGCTAAATCGTTATAAGACAAAACGAGATTCGTCTACCCTTCACTATTTCTTAAAGACGTTTAACTACGATTTAAGAAACAACATAGCCACTCGTAAGATTATAGACCAGATCGGTAAATGGGATCGCAAGTATAATCGCATGACCTAAATATACTAAAAGTATAGGGGTCAACATGGCACAACAAGGTTTTGTTTACGAAGCAAATGCTTATAAAGCATTAAATAAAATGGGTATCTCCGTTGGAGGTATCGCTGGCGCATCACATGATAAGCCAGACTTATCTATCGTAACACAGACAGTTAAAACTCCTGCTGGATGTGAGTTAAAAATATCCCCCACTGCTGCTGGATCCTTAGTATTAAAATACTTCAAGGGACAGTGGGACTTCGGCGATATAAAAGGCGATCCAGAAAAGATGATGATGCA